CTGCTGGCATTCGCGGTGGTCGTGCTGTGCCTCGTGCTGGCGCTGTGCGTCACCAATCGTCGCGAGGATCGCCGGTAATGGGTCAGCGCGCATTCCTTGCGGAGATGGATGCGGGCCTGCATGCGAGCTTCGCCGCGGCAGGCATGGCTGACCTCGCCACATACACGCCGCCGGACGGCGGTGATGCCGTGCCCTGCCAGGTTTATGTGGACCGCGACAGCGAAATTATCGGCGGGCTCAGGCAGTTCGTGGCCGGCCGAGTCGAGGTCGCTTACGTGCGAACTGCCGGCTTCCGCCCGGCTTCCAAGGGGCGGGTGCTTGTCGACGGTGAGCTGTATTTCAACTCCAAACCCATCTCTGACGACGGCTCGCTGAGCCGCTGGCTGGTGATTCGTGTCACTGACTGATACCTCCAAGGAGCCGGTGAGCTGGCAGCTCGTTGAATTCTTGGCCGGGCGTGTGCGCCTCATCAGGACGGAGTCGGGGTTCTTCACTGATATTGGAAGCGGCCTGATCCTGCTCGATGACGAGGACGCTCCGGAGGACATTGCCGTCCCCGCCACTGCCATTGTTGTGGATCGCATCAGTTTCACGTCTGGAGGACGCGTCCAGGCCAATTCCGACGTGGGTCTGACCATTGAGTTCAGCGTGCCGCGAGGTTCGGACGAAGACCGACCCAATCGTCTTGTTCACCGCGCTCGGCACGACTTGATCCGCGTGCTGACCTTTGACTCACGGGCGCTTCCGCTGGGTCTCACCAAGTTTGAAGTCGTCGATTCGCAACTGGCCGAAGTCACCGACGGTGGTCATTCCAGTGTTGTCGCTCAGATCACCGCGCGGGCCGGTCTGACCGAGAGTTTCCAGCCCGTGTCCAATTCCCAGGAGAAACCATAATGGCCCAACCTAAGGTCCGTAAGTTCGCCGGCGATCTGCGCTTCTATGAGCACGGCGCCGGTGCCAACCGCATCCCCGTCATTCCCGATCCGGACGACAAGTTCGGCAACAAGCCGCTCGAACAGAGCTCGCTGACGTTCAGCTATGAGGCTGGCGACACGACCGAAGTGAAGAGCAAGCGCCGCGATGATCGCTACGGCCAGATCATCCACACCGATGCCAATCCCGGCACCACCGGCATCAGCATCGGTGCGCTGGAAGTGCCGACCGCCATTCTGGCGCGCATGCTTTACGGCACCGCGGTCGCCTCCAACGTGGAGGCCGGCGCGGTTGCCGACCAGTCCGTGACGATCTACAGCAAGGACGCGCCGGTCGACCTCGGTCATCGCTTCGTGATGGCAACTCCTGCTGCGGTGGTGAAGAAGGGGGCGGAAACGTTGGTGGCCGGTGAGGACTACACCATCGACAACCGCCAGGGCCTTCTGATTCCGAAGGCGGAAGGTGGCATCGCCCATGGCGACGTGCTGACCGTTTCCTACAGCTATGACGGCTATCTGGAGACGGCCATCAACGGCGGCGCGGTGCCCAACAAGGCCTTCATGATCATGGGCGACGTCCAGGACCGCATCAGCGGCGAGAACGGTCTGCTGCGTATCCCGCAGGTAGACCTGACCGTTGACGGAGACGTGGATTGGTTCAGTGACGAACCGATCCAGGTGACCCTGACCGGCTCCGTCATCTTCCGTTCGGAAGAAACTGCTCTGTACACCTTCAAGGTGTACGAGCAGAAGGCAGATTGATGCGGCGGAGGGCTGCTCTCAGTCCTCAGTGGTCGGTGCCTGGGATGGCGCCGACCACCTTTGCGTGGGGGCTCTGAGCTATGGGCAGGTTCGCCAGCCTCGAGCGACGCATGAATGCCGCTGCCTTGGCGCGCATTGCTGCCCAGGTGAACGGCGTAAGTGCTGCGGCCATCGCGAAGGCGGACGCTCGTTCGGCCATCTCAGTGCGTCGGCGATTCGAGCCGGCTGCAAAGAGGGCCATTCGCGAGATTTACAACGTTCGCGTTAGCGATCTGACCGGGCGCTTCACCGTGCGCACGGGTGCGGACGAGAACGGTGAGTACATCTCGCTGAATGCCTCGGCCAAGCCGCTGCCGCTGGTCGGTTTCGGTGGACGCTGGGGCGGTCGCAAGACGGCTGGTGCGACCGCCCTGATCCAGAAGGGTGAGCGGAAGGTCTACAACTCAGCCTTCATCGCAACGGTTGATGGTCAAAGGCGCTTGGTGGCCCGTCAGTTCTCGCGAGACGCCACTGCGCCGTCCGGGCGCGATGGTCGCCGCAAGCTGCGGACGCTTACAGGTCCGAGCGCATATCAGATGGTGATGGGCCAGGGCGACGTGGTCGTTACACGCCTGGCTCGCGAAATGAACGAGTTCCGCAGTAGTGAGCTCATCCGGCAGTTGAAACTGGCAAGGCAGGGGAAGCGTTGATGGCGAACAATGCGGCATTCGAGGAAGCGCTGCGGCTGGTCCTTGAGACCAGCGGCACTGAGGGCGTGGACGAACTGCGCTTGGCGCTTGGTGAGATGGGCGTGGCCTCCGACGCTGCCGTTGCCGACACCGGGAAGCTGGTGGACAAGCTGGCCGAGCTCAACGCTACCGCCGAGAAGGCCGAAGCGTTCGACGGGCTGCTGGGTACATTGGCCGATCTGGAAACACGCTTTGACGCCAACCAGAAGGCGGCCTACCAGCTGTCCTTGCAGATCGCGGAGACAGCCGCCCCATCGAAGGAGCTGCTGAACGCTCAGCGGAATCTCCGCGTGGAAGGCGACAAGCTGAAGGCCTCACTGAACACTCAGTGGGAAGCGGTGGTGAAGGCGGATACCGCGCTGGGCGGCTTGGGCGTCAATACCGCGCAGCTGGCCGAAAGCCAGCAGCGCCTGCGGGATGATGCTGAGCGCACCGCGAAGGCTTTCACCGAACAGGCGAAGGAGGCCGCGCAGGCTGCCGCCGAAACCCGCCGGCGGAATCAGCAGATCGAGGACAGCGACGATCGCTTTCGCGACCAGGCGAAGGCGAGTACTGCGGCCGCCGAGTCGCTGAAGGCCTATCGCGATCGCGCAAGCCAGGCCGCGCAGGAGACTGCCGAGCTGGGTGTGGCGGCCACCGCTACCAGCTCGATCATGAGCAAGCTGAAGGGCATCGCTGCGACTGCCCTTGGCTTCATCGGGTTCGGCAAGGTCGTCGACGGTATCAAGGACATCGTCAAGGAAGGCAGCGACGCAGAGCAGGAGCTGGGCCAGCTGGAGGCTGCACTTGCCGCAACTGGCCGGCAGGGCGAGTTCACGGCAGAACAGCTGGCGCGCATGCGACGGCAGCTGCAGGGCGGGCTCTTCGATGACGGCCAGATCTCGGCCGCTCAGGTACGCCTGCTCTCCTACACGAATATCGTCGGCGAGCAGTTCCCCGCGGCGATGCAGGCCACGATTGATCAGGCGCAGCGATTGGGCATGAGCCTGGAGGCGTCGGCCGAGATCGTTGGCAAGGCGCTCCAGACCCCGTCGAAAGCTATGGAGTCGCTGAGCAAACAGGGTTTCACCCTGGAGGATAGCCAGAAGCAGCTGATCAAGCAGCTGGAGGCGACCGGCAGGGTGGCCGAGGCGCAGGCCATCATTCTTGACGTGCTGAACGAGTCTTACGGCGGTGCAGCTGCGGCCGCCAAGGTCGGCACCATTGCCGGGCTGTGGAAGGAAGCGACCGAGCGGTTCAAGGACTGGAAACAGGAGGTCGCCAATCAGGGTGTGCTGACCTACTTCAAGACTCAGCTCGCAGATATGCTCACCGTCGTGGATCGCCTTGCCAAGGACGGCACTCTCACGCGCTGGGCCAAGCAGACGGCCGACGGCATCATCACGATGGCGGAAGCGGTCAAGGGTGCAACCACCTGGGTGGTGGAGCACAGCGGCGCGCTGGTTACGTTGGGTAAGGCCTTTGCAACCTTCGCCATCATCAAGGCAATCGCTCAGGTGAACACCTGGCGCATTGCGCTGGCAGCTTCGACGCGGGCGCAGTGGGCCAACGTCGCCGCGATGGATGCGACTGGGAAGCGTGCTGTAACGCTGGGCAACATCCTCAAGAGGATGCCCACGGTAGTGCCGATCACGGTGACGCTGCTCGGCTTGGAGCTGTTGGCCAAAGGGCTGGAATCGATCGGGCGTGCGATTGGCGATGAGCTGGGTAAGAACAGCCAGGCGATGAAGGAGGCTGGTGAGATCAGCCGCCGACTTCAGGAGACGCTGTATCAGGAGGCTGTTGCTCGCAAGGCAGTCGCCAACGGCCTGATCGAGTTCCGGGATACCGCCGTCCAGACTTCCGCACAAGTGGCGGCGATGGCGGAGGCGGAGCGCCAGTCCTATCAGGGCCGGGTGGAGGGGCTGAAGCAATACCTGCAGGCGCAGCTGGCCTTCTTGCTGCGCATGCAGGCCATGGGCATCGCCACCGATGACCAGCTCAAGCAGCTTGAGCAGGTGAAGCTGCGCCTGCGCGAAGCCAATGAAGGCTATCGCGCGATCGCCGAGGGAGCCCGCGTCGCCGGCGACGCGATGAAGAATGGCATCGGTGCCGGGGCCCAGCTGGTGCTGGAGCAGCTGGTGGGCATCGACCGAGACGCCAAGCTTGCGTCGACCTCGATTTCGAAGTTGTTCCAGGCCCTCAACTTCGCAGACACGCGCTCGCTGGAAGACGTGGCCGTGGCGCTGGCGCACACGGCCGCGCAAGGTGCCGCTGCCGGGCGTAACGTTCGGGACGGCCTGCTGGACGTCCTACAGCAGCTTTCCGGTGAAGAGCTGCTGCGCTTCCAGCAGGCATCGCAGACAGCGTTTGACGCGCTGCCGGCTGCTGCTGTGGACGCGGCTGCCGTGCTGCAGCAGACGCTGGCGGCATCTCTCCAGAATCTGGGCGTCTCCGCCGAGCGCGTCGGGCTGAGCTTCGGCAAGGCTGGGCGTGATGCGATCGCCTCGTTCGCGGCCATCTCGGAGAACGCGCTCGCCACCGGTGCTCAGATCGAGGAAGCGTTCCGCGCCGCGCTCGGCAAGGTGTCGACCCTCGATGAGGCCCGCACGCTCGGCACCCTCCTGGAGGCAGCGGGTACACGCGGGAAGGTGGGCTTTGATCAGGCGGGCCGCTCAGCGGCGGCGCTGCACTCCCGTATTCGTGACATCACCAACGCGATGGATCCGCTGAACAACGAGTTCGGCAGGCTGGGCATCCAGTCGCAGGCATCTCTCAACGCAGCGCGGGACGCCGCAAAGTCCGCCTTTGAAGAGATCCGCCGAGGCGCAGCGCAGGGCAAAGCGAGCATCGAGGACGTGCGGCGCGCCTTCCGCGCGTACGCAGAAAGCGCTCGGGAGGCGGCAGCAGATAGCGACGTAACCCAGAAGTTCATGGTTGAGTCCCAGCTGGAACACCTGGGCGCGATCTACCGGGTTAACGATGCGATGGACGACCTGAAGGAAAAAGGCACCTCGGCGACCCGTGCTGTGGCAGATGGCGCGGCAGGCGCCGCCCGCGAACTGGATGGAGTGGCTGCATCTGCCGGCAGCGCCGCCAGCGCGACCGAGGCTGTGGGTGCGGCGGGCAGCAGCGCTGCTGCGGGCTTGGGTGGCGCGGACAGTGCGGCGCAGGGTCTGTCGTTCTCGCTGGGCGACCTCTCCGGAAAGGCCCGGGAACTCTTCCAGACCTTGGGCGGGCAGGACTCCCTTGAGAAATTCGCCACCCTGATGAACGGCATCAGCAAGCAGCGCCGTGACTTGGCCGAGTACAACGCCGAGCTGGAGAGGACCCTCAAAGGCAATGACGAAATGGGGGCGCAGCGCGATGCGCTGGCGTCGAAGTTCGACTACCTCGGCACCGCTGAGCTGGAGCGCACATTGCAACTGGAAACGCAGATCAAGCAGCAGATTCAGGCACGCGACCAGGCCGCCCGGCAGGCAGTTGAGCAGCGGCGCCAAGAGGCGGAGGCCGCCCAGCGGCAGCAGGAGGCCGAGGACGCCAAGCGCGTCGGCAACGCAAATGGCAGTGGCACGGAGATCCTGCGGATCGAGTGGACTGCGCCCAGCGCGTCGGTGGCGGCCAGTGCCAGCGCGCAAGAGCGCGAGACCGCTGAGCGTTTGGCTTCCCTTGTCGCGCCGCTGGTGCTGGACCGGGTGGCCCGCAGCCGCAGTGTCTCAGTGAGTGCGGGGAGGCCGCGCCGATGAACATCCTGTCATTGGCGGGCATCGCGCTTCCCGCGGATCTGCAGTGGACCGATGAGTTCACCGCCTGGCGCGTGGGGCAGGCCGTAAAAACCAGCCTCACCGGCGCCCTCATCGTGCAGGAATCGGCGATGCAGGCAGGCCGCCCGATCACCCTCCAGACCCAGCGGGATGGTTCTGCCTACGTGGCACCTGTCCGTCTGGATGTGCTGCGCGCCCTGCAGGCGCTCGAGGAGCTCCCGCGCACGGCCTCTCTGCCTCTGATCCTGCCCGCCCACAACGGCGGCCAGCGCGAGCTGCCGGTGCGCTGGCGGCGGACCGACGGTCCGGGCATCGAGGCTGACCCCATTCGTTTTGCCGTGCCTGCCCTGGACGGCGACTACTTCTCCATCACCCTTCGACTCATGACGGTGTAAGCGATGACGATCTCAGCAACAGACATCAAGATGCGTCAGTCGCAGCGACTGACCGACAACCCGGACGGCGGCGGCCGTATGGTCCAGACCGAGATCGTGGACGGGCAGATGAACAACCTGTTCCCCGATATCGGCGATGAAGAGCGCACCACTGGTCGCGCAACCTTGCGCAAGATGTTCGTGCATCTGGATACGCCGGGCCCGGACGTGCTCAAGGACGCGATCGGTGTGCTGATTGATCCGCCGGCGGACCCGCGCGTGAGCGTGAGCATGTTCTCCACGGGCAGCTACAGCGACGTGCGCGCCGATGCGCGCAGTCGCGTGGAGGGCTATATCACTCGGGGCACCGAGTCGCGCTACATCCTGCTCAACGACCACTTCATCGGCCAGATGGCGCTGCAGTTCTACTGCACCAAGGACGCGCCCAGCCCGGACATCAACGACAACCTCTGCCTGCTGACCAATGCCAACGGCTATGACCCGGCCGAGCAGTACGTGCGGGTGAAGAGCATCCTGTCCCGCACGACCCGCACCTTCACCGATGCCGATGGCGCCTTCGAGCGTGACGTGATCGTGGTCGAGATCGTCAACGCGCTGCTGCTCCGCTTCTACGGGCAGGAGGTGGTGCGCTTCACCTCCACCAAGCCGCCGACCCGTGTCTATGAGACGAACGTGGTCGACGCCACCAGCTATCACAGCGTCAAGCGGCTCACCGCGGCAGCGGCCCCGGGCGACCTTTCCGTCCAGGTGGACAGCCCCTATGTGGCGATCGTGCCCACCTCCACCGCCGAGACGGCGGTGAGCGATGTGCTCGCCGGTCTGGGCGCGATCAGCTACGTGCCGGCCGGGCCGGTCGGCTCGTTGACCCTGCAGTTCACCAGCAGTTTCAGCGCCGGTGTCGCGGTCACGCGCTACCTGGGCAACTCGATGGCCGTCGGCTCGGTCAAGGTTGCCGCCGGCGCGGTGGAGCTGACCGACGACGGTACTGGTGGGCTGGTCTCGGCCGGCCAGTCGCCGTGGTCCGGCACCGTGGACTACCAGTCGGGCGCCGTGAGCGTCACCCATTCCACCGGGACCGGCAGCACGTCGGTCACGATCACAGCCACCCCGGCCGGGGCGGTGGTGCAGCAGGGCTTCAACGACGAAATAGTCGTGACCCAGAACAACCAGGGCTACAACTGGCTGTTCCAGATCGAGCCGCTGCCGGCGCCGGGCACCGTGGTCGTCGACTACCGCGCCCTGGGCAAGTGGATCCGCCTGACTGACAACGGCCGGGGCCAGTTGATCGGCAGGCCGGGGCAGGGCAGTGGCACGGTCAACTACGCCACCGGCTCGGTGGTGATGACTGCCGGCGCGCTGCCGGATCTGGGCAGCAGCGTGATTACCAGCTGGGGCACGGCGGTCGTGGCTGAGGCCCGTGCGGGCGATGTGGCCATCCAGCCGCCTGCGCTCCACTTCATGCTGCAGAACGGCGGCGTGGTGCCCGGCACCGCGGCCTTCACCCTTCGGGTCGCCGGCCAGAACGTGGCGGTGAGTGACAACGGTGCGGGTGAGCTGCTGATCGGCGGCGTGGCGCGGGGCACCATCGCCTACGCCACCGGCGAGGTGAGCATTCGCCCGGCCACGCTGCCGGATGCCGACTCGCAGCTGGCCTGCCAGTACGAATGGGGCGACTCGCAGACCGCCGCCCCGACCCCGACGCCGGACGGTGCTGGCCTGGTCTCGTTCCAGCTTCCGGCCGGTCCGGTGCGCGCCGGTAGCGTCAACCTGGACTGGATGATCTCGGTGAGTGCCGACGCAGACGGCATGCCGAGCACGCCTGTCGCCATGCGCGTGCTGGCAAAGGATGACGGCCAGGGCAACATCCGTGGCCTCTCTGTAGGCGGCCAACCGTTCAACACGGTGCTGGGCGCGGTGAACTACACCACCGGTGCGGTCACCCTGCAGGCCGGGAAGTTCACCGTCCACCAGGTGTCGGTGCCGATCTATGAGATGGGCGGCAACCAGCGCTGGAAGGTGACTGGCTATCACCGCAAGGACGTGCCAGCGCAGTTCTCGGCCGGTACGCTGATCTCGCTGGGCTGGAGTGTGGCGGGCGCGGCGCAGACCACCGCAAACGAGAGCCTGGCCCTGCCGCCGGTGCAGCTGCTGCTCACCCCGACGATCAGCGACAGCATCGTGCCCGGCAGCGTGCGCTTCACCTACCGTGGCCGTACCTACGTCGATCGCAGTGGCGCGCTGTACCACTCCATCGACCCGGTC